CAGGCCACCGCTTTTCCCAGCTGTTTAATGGCCAGGCGCGGCGGCAGTTGAATATCAGCGTCAGACAGGCTGAAAGAAGCGGCTAAACGATGAAGGTAATCATTGGCATAGTCGACGTCACAGTCTCTGCACGTTAGGATGTTGTCTGTAATATCTGCTAATGTAATGAATTCCATCATTTTACCTCCTCAAAAACCCGTCGGACAGCATTTTCAAACCGGCCGATGATTTGCCGTTTATTGGCGTTGGCTGCATTGAAGATAAAGGGGTCCCGTTTGGTTCCCGGATGATAAACCCGTTTCGCAAAAACGAATTTTCCGCCGGCAGTCCAGCGCAGGGCCAACTTCCGCTTTGGCGTAATGACATGCTTCGGCGTCCCCTGGTGCAAATAAATGGTTACCTTGCGGGTCGTCCCGACTGTACCCACCCAGGTATCCCCACTGAACTGTACGTTAGACTCAATGGATTGCTCAGCCTCACCAGAACGTGTAACAAATTTATGTTTCTCACGAGCCGTCCGCTGAACATCACGGACCGATGACAACATAGCCAAGCGAAGCTGCTGCCGAGCCCCTCTGGAAATACGGTCCAGCCTGGAAATAGCTTCATCCAGGCCTTGGACCTCAATCTTTAATTCCATCGGCTTACGCGCCGGCAGTCGGATTTGCCGTCATGCAGGCCAAAGCGTTCGGCTGCACGACCTGAGCCCCATAAACAAACAACCCTTTAATAGCATCACAGAAAGATTTTTCGGGCCGGAAGGCTTCCGTCTTGGTGACCTGGGATGCAAAGGAAATGGCATCCGTTGTGCCGGCCAGGATTTTGTACTTCGCATTGGCCGTATTCGGGACGTTGTTGGACTGATAAATATTGAATCCGGCCGCCGTGCCGATAAACCCATTGGACAGGACGGCGTCAGTCTTGGCCGTACCAGCAGCAACGAAGCGTTCGTCTTTAAGCATCAGGCCATAGAACCAGGACGGGACGACAACGAAGCGGCCGTCTGCCCGGACGTTCTTATCATCTAATGCACATTTGAGGTCGACCAAGGATTCATAGGCCTGTGCTGCTGTAGTCAATGCCAGCGGCGTGGTATCCGTACCAAGGCCTTTCGTTACGCCGGCTTTCTTGTAGAAGCTGGCAATATACTGATCCACGACATCGCGGACGCCATAAGAAGCGCGCTGCATGGCCGCATCAATCAAGTTGACATTGGCCTGAGCGGCATCGACATCGTCGACCTTGAAAGCAAAGTATTTCTGTTGGTCGATTTTGAGCTGGGTCGGCGTGCCATCGACGTCATCCAGTGTGATGTCTTCCGTCTTTTTGTAGTCCTTGATAGCAATATCGCCAATCTGATTGATGATAACCGTATCGCCGGCCTGGGAAATGTCGCCTTCATAATCACGGTTGCATAAGTTGCCGTAAATCAAGGCTTTATCGAGATGTGCCAGCAATCTGGCTTCCCAAATCGTAGGGATAAATGTGGTGATTGCCATTATTCTTTCACTCCTTTACTGATATCCGCCCAGTGCTCATTGATTTCGGCCCTGGACATGTCTTTTAAATCATCCATTGTATACGTCTTGCCATTGGATCCACTACCGCCAGACGAACCGCTGCCCGAGTGGCTGTCATTTTTTACGGCCCAAGGATTGGCACTAAGCCAGCCCTTTACCCCGTCTGTGATTGAAAGCTCCTTATCCCCGTCTTTATAGACCAGGCTACCATCATCTTTCGCGCTGATATTACCAAGCAGTACCTGTGCAAAAACGTCCGGTTTGACGGCCTTACCATCTGTAAGGGCAGCCATGACTTGAGATTTCATGACGGACTGGATGCGCTTTGCCTTTTCTTCAGCAGCTTTCTTTTCGCTGGCCGTATACTTGTCAGTCAAATCCTTGACCTGTTTCTGCAGTGTTTCCATCTGCGTCCCCATTTTCTGAGGGTCTCCGCCTAACTGCTGAAGGACGGACAAGGTCGTCGCTAAATTTTTGATAGAATCGTCGACATTATCGCCATCACGCAATCCAAGGGCGTCCAGCACCTTGTTCCGAGAGATTCGATTATTGGCCGCTTCACTGCGTACTTTACTGATCTCGGTCTGCAAGTCAGCTACCATAGAGCCGCCGTTTTCGACTTTTCCTAAAGCTTCAAAAATTTGCTGTAATGTGTAAGCCATTTTGTACCTCCTGGGTATAAAAAAGAACCGTTCTTTTACGTCTGCGGTCCGCGTCTGGCGGCAAAAAGACAAAATATAAAATTGCAACAAAAAAGCAGGCCCTGCGGTCTGCTTAAAATCCATTTTTTATTAAAGGAATTTTTTCATCTGTTGCGTTCTCCAGCAATCGGCTCTTTGCCGTGATTGATGACCAATTACGCATATATTGGCGCCAGTCAGCCTGTCCCTTTTCCCAGGCGCTGGCACCATCAATTCCCAGTAAATAACAGCGTTTCTGATGAGATTGCCGCTTGAGGTAAGCATCACCGCCATCCTTGATTTGATTGCGCTGTCGGCTCATGTCGATTTCAGTCACATAGACCAGCGACAGGTGACAGAGGCAGTGCGGATGAACCGGCAGTATGGGCGTCTTATCTTTTGGGAAGATGCCCGGGCCCAAACCCCAAAGGTTTGCCTGCGCGTACAGGTCGCAGATGTCGTAATGAGGATGACGGCTGGACAGCGTCCACTTGTAGGCAGCAACATCTTCGTCCGTATCGTAACGGGCATGGAAGCCATCAGCCCAGGCGCGGGCCGCTTCTGTCCGGGCAATGCGTTCGGCCACGTAACGGCTTTTTTCTTCCAGGGCTACATGAACAGCTCTATCTAATGCCTTTTCGCTTCCATCGGCCACGGCGTTCAATAATTCGCTGTATGCCGTTCTAAGGGCTTGATTCGGTGCGCCATGTTCTCCTATTAATGCCACTTGTCGGCGAGCTCTGCGGACGAGCCGGAGCATCTGCGCTTTATCTGCTTCTGTCAGCTCCGACCGCCTGGCAAAATTCACAATATCCTGCAAATACTTCGGCATTTCCTGCCGCCTGACGACTGCCTGCCCACTGCGGTATCCATCGTACAAATTCCGAGCCGCCTGCATGGCATGACGGTTCTGTTTCAGCTGGTTCTTGATGGTACCGACGACACGGGCACGTATCTCTTTGTCAGCACCGTGAAGTTTCTTCGACAAGGTCATCCCTGACTCATCCCAGGCTTCTTCGAGTTGCGAAGGGAGTAAGGGGATGGTCTGCCCATAGCCGGCTTCACACGCCTCTTTGACAGCCTGCCTGACAGCATCCATGAAGACATCGCTGATTTTATAGGTAAGCCAGGCCTGTTCTACAACAGCCTTGACATCCCCATCTTCATCTAAGTTGTCGATGACGTAAGGGGCAACGGCGTCAACAGCCAGCTGAAAGACCTGGCTGAAACGCTTCAAGATTCCCGAAATAGGGCTTTTCATCAAGCATCACTCCCGTCAGGCTTGCCATCACCTGGCTTAGGTGTTGGTGGCTCTTCTGGCGGTCCTTCGGGGGCCGTCGGCTCTGCATTCGTCTTATCTTCCTCTGACTTCTGCATCTGCTCAACGAGCTCATCAAAGCGCTCATCAGGAATGTCCGGGCAATAAGCTGCCATGACTTTCTTGAGCACTTCTTCCCGCAAGCCATCTGTCAAATCCATATCCAGGACCATCTGAGCCTGGGTCAATTCATTGGCCACGTCGACGATACCGAAGTCATCAGGGTACGTTACAGTGTACTCAATATCGCTGTTCAGCCACTTGGCCACGACTTCCACAACAGACTCTTCGGCTCTGGCACACTGCAGAGAGAAGTTGGCCAACTGCTGATTGGTCCGTTCAAACTCCCATTGCCGGGCGATGCCGCTATTATTGTTCTGCGACGTATTGATAACGAAGGACAAGTTAGCCATGCGATACATCTCTTGGATGAGCGACGCAATCTGATTCTGCAAGACCGTTGCCGGGTCGGACGGCGGGGCAATGAATGCCGGCGCATGACTGCAGTCCGGATTATACCCCAGCGCGTTGTTCGTCCCGACGACCAGGTCATTGACGTCCAGCGACGGAATTGTCAGCAGTGGGAACGTCTGGTTACGCAGGATTTCACCCAGCCAGGAACAATGATTGTACAATGCTTTGGCCGTCCGGGCAATCGGCAGCAGGTCCGGCACCGGGCGCATTGTCTTCTGCTCCAGCATCCGCGAAAAGAGCGGCACGACCGGCACACATCCAAGGCCATGCTCGCCAGACGACTTCATGAGCTCATCGCCCCAGACTTCCCAACGATTACGATCATAATAAACGTACCGATATTGAGGCGCGCCGTCCTTGATACTGGCAACTTCCTGGAATTGGATATACAACAGGGCGCCCGTCTTATCAACGCCATATTCCACCAAATCCTGCGGCCCCAGAACATAAGCAAAGGGAAATTCTCGCTGCTGCAGCATTTCGGCCAGCGTCCGCGCCTGTAGCTCACGGACATTGTCGACGACGATAAACGATACGCCATAAACTTTGGCCATGATGGCGGCCCGCTTCATGAACATATGGATGTCGGTGCCACTGGTATCCACGTCTTTCAGAAACTCCTTGATGGTCGGGGCCGCCGGCCCGGAATAGTCACGCAACGGCTGCCTTTTAAAAATAGGATCTACCAAGGCGTTGACGATAGGGCTGAAATAATTCAAGTAGTATGCGTTATTTTGGCGGAAGCGGTAATCGTCATCTGCTTCCCGTTTATGCTTGTTCAGGTACCGGCCCGTTTCAAAGCCGCCGGACCCATAATAAGCGTCTTTAAGCAGCGTGTAATCCATAAAAGCTCCCTCCTAAAAATTAACGCGCCGGGATACGATTTTATCCCGGTTCATGATTTCAGACAACCCATAGCGTACCGCGTCGATACTATGATTGTTGGCATCTGGATATGCGCTTACGAACTGGCCGTCTTTGTTGTGCTCGTACTCATACGTTATAAACTCTTTGTACGTGTTCGGGCATCGCCGTTTATCAATATAGATACGGTTTCTCCCCTGCAGCCATTTCATTCCAAAGTCGATGCTGTCCGGGCCTTTCCGTGCGCCGGAGATGCGGAGGCCCAGCACCGCCATTTCGGCGATGCTCTTCGGTTCCGCAGAGTCGGCAAGGATGCGGCCGTGATTAGACCGTGTCGTTATCAGTTCAGCCGCCTGGCCGTTCGTCATCTTCTGCTGGTAAATCTCATCGAAGATGTATAAGTCTTCGTGCTTGGCGTCGTAGTACATGGCGACAAATGCCAATGGATCCACAGCAAAGCCGAAGTCGAGGCCGTAATAGCGGCGGTCGAATGTCCGGACGAGCTTGTCGCTCATCGTCATTTCTTCGACGTTTTCAAAGACCGCGCCGCCCGTGCCTGTGACTTCGCCAAGGTACTCATGCC